GTAACAAAGTAGTATTAGAGACATTTAACAATATTAGTTTAGATCCTAATTCTTCTAACTACATTGAAAGTGTAATTGGTACTCAATATAAAACTAAAGCAACAGACGGAACTAAGACATACGTTAAGACTCAAGGAGATTACGTAAATAAGTCTAACTTCATTTATGTTTCTGCAGTAAATTCAGCAACAGTTAACTACCTTCAAAACGATGGTACATCTGTAGGAGTAGACGGAGATGGAAATTCTTACTCAGGATCTTTACCGATCGCTGAATCTGGATCATTCTATAACGCTACCGGAGTTAACGCTGTAGCAGGAGCAAATTACTTTAGTTCAATATCAAATACAAACTCTCAAGGTTTAACATCTGGTAATTATACAGATGCTATATCAATCTTAGATAATAAAGACGAATACATATTTAACATCTTATCAGCACCAGGAATGGTATATAAGAATGCTGATCAAGCAGGAGTCTTAAATAGTGTAGTAACTTTAGCAGAATCTAGAGGAGATTGTATCGCAGTAATAGATTTAGAAACTTATGGTTCTACTGTAAGTAATATTACATCAACTGCTACAGGATTAAATAGTTCATATGCTTCTTCTTATTGGCCATGGGTACAAGTTGTATCTGCTACGGGAAGAAACGTATATGTCCCTGCTTCTTGTGTTATACCAGGAGTATATGCATTTACAGATAATAGTTCAGCACCTTGGTTCGCACCAGCTGGATTAGTAAGAGGAGGAATCGTTGGAGTAATTCAAGCAGAACAAAAATTAACAAGAGGTCAAAGAGACTTATTGTATGATGGTAAAGTTAATCCAATCGCTACTTTCCCTGGACAAGGTATTGCAGTATTTGGACAAAAGACTTTACAGACTAAAGCATCAGCTTTAGATAGAGTAAACGTAAGAAGATTATTAATCGAGCTTAAGAAGTTCTTAGGAGATCAAGCTAGAAACTTAGTATTTGAACAAAATACAGTAGCAACTAGAAACAGATTTTTATCTATAGTGAATCCATACTTAGAATCAGTAGTACAGAGACAAGGTCTTTATACCTTTAGAGTAGTAATGGACGATACAAACAACACCGCAGATGTTGTAGACAGAAACCAATTGGTAGGTCAAATATTTATTCAGCCAGCTAAAACAGCAGAATTTATAGTACTAGACTTCACAGTTGAACCTACTGGAGCAACTTTTAACGGATAAATTATTAATTAACTGTATTTATAATAAAGTAAATAGAACATGGCAATATTAGATCCAAACGAAATAATGTTTAAAGCTTTCGAACCGAAAGTACAGAACAGATTTGTAATGCTTATCGACGGAATTCCTTCCTTTATGGTAAAGAATGTAAAAGCTCCTACCTTCACCGATAACGTTATCAAATTAGATCACATCAATTCATATAGAAAAATTAGAGGAAAAAGAGAATGGGACGATATGACCATGACACTTTACGATCCAGTAACACCAAGTGGAGCTCAAGCAGTAATGGAGTGGGCAAGACAAGGTTACGAATCAGTAACTGGTAGAGCAGGATACTCTGATTTCTATAAAAAGGATTTAACTCTAAATATTTTAGGACCTGTAGGAGACATCGTAGGAGAATGGATCATCAAAGGTGCTATTTTGTCAAACGGAGACTTTGGTCAATATGACTGGACATCTGATGAAGCTGTTGAAATCAGCATTACAGTAGCAATGGACTACTGCGTATTAAACTACTAATACACACCTACCTCTTATAAAGTTAATGAACCCGGATCTTTTCCGGGTTTTTTAGTTGTTTCTAAAAGTTATTTTTCTTATATTTATATATAGAATAAGTTATAAAGAAATAAAATTTATGGAATCAAAATTTAAACTACCTACTGAATCAGTAGAACTTCCTTCAAAAGGATTTCTCTACCCCGAAGATTCACCTCTAGCAAGCGGTACATTAGAAATGAAGTATATGACCGCAAAAGAAGAGGACATATTAACTAACCAAAACTACATTAAAAACGGTACAGTAATAGATAAACTATTACAATCTTTAATAGTAGATAAAAGCATTAAACTAAACGAACTGTTGATAGGAGATAAAAATGCTATAATGATAGCAGCAAGAGTTTTAGCATACGGTAAAGATTACACTGTGACTTTTGCTGGAGAAAAAGTTACTGTAGACCTTTCAAAGTTAGACAATAAAGAATTAGACGAAACTCTCTACAGTGATAGAAAGAATGAATTTAAATTCCCATTACCTCATACAGATAATCAAGTTACTTTTAGATTATTAACTCATGCTGATGAAAAAAATATAGAAAAAGAAATAGAAGGTAGAAAAAAATTAAATAAAGATTCAAGTACACAAGTTACCACAAGATTATCCTATATTATAACCAGTGTAAACGGATTAACAGAAAAAAAAGATATAAGAGAATTTGTTAATGATTACTTATTAGCAAAAGATTCAAGAGCTCTTAGAGAATACTACAATACAGTTTCACCCGATATAGATATACAGCATACTTATACAGACGATGCTGGAAGAGAGGAGGTATTTGAGATCCCGATTGGGATTGACTTTTTTTGGCCTGACCTCTGATTATAGGCAGATAGTCTTTTCTCAAATACATGAAATAGTATTTCACGGCGGCGGTGGTTATTCATGGCCGGATGTTTATAATATGCCTATATGGTTACGAAATTTCACTTTTAATAAACTGAAAGCACATTTTGATAATGAAGCAGAAGCATATGAAAAATCTAATAAAACATCAAAGAGTGAATCAACACAAGTCGCTAGACCAAACATTAAACCAGCCTATACTACAAAAGGTTCTAACAAATAAAAGACTTTACTATTTATAGGAAAGAAGTACCTCTATGGCTGAAGATAAAGAATACGAAAAGAAACGACAGCAAGCTAAAAAACAGACTCAAAAAGATGTTGATGAGATAAGCGTGTATGTACAGGATACTATGATATCCGTTGCCGCTAAAATCGGAGAAACACTTAAAGAATCTGTAAATGATGCTATAGACGGCGCAGATGCGTCCGTAATTAAATCAATAGGAAATGATCTTACTCGTCAATTCAAATCTGCTGCTAAATTCTCTGATACTTTAGCTTCTAATAATGCAAAATTAAACCAAGGAATACTTACAGGTAAGGATATAGAGAAACAACAGTTTCAACTCCAGGAAAAAAGATCTGCTCTGGTCAGAAAGTTATTGCATGCTAAAAAGATGGGCGTGGAGTATAGCATGGAAGATAGACAACAAGCATTTGAAGCACTTAATATACAGGAGGAACAATTAAGTAAAGACAAAGAACGTGCAGACGGTATTAAAAAAGCATTAGGAGCAACAGGAGAAGTATTTACTAGAATCAGTAAAAATAAATTTTTTGGCGGTCTTTTAAATGCAGAAGAAGGTTTGAAGAAGATGAGAAGTGAAGCTGCTAAAAATGGAAAAGCTTTTTCTGGTCTAGGAGGGAAAATCAAACTTATAGGCAAAGGAATAGGTGCTGCATTTTCAGGAATAGAGTCTGCTACTATTATTTTAGGAGTCATAAAACTTATAGTAAAGGCTTTTAAATTTGTATTAGACTTAGCTTTAGGATTTCAGAAAAAAGTAGTAGAGACCGCACAAACATTCGGTGTAGCAAAAGAACAAGCCAGGAAAATGGTAGAAGAAGTTTCAAAAGGAGCAGATGCTTCTGGGAAACTCTACATGAATACATCTGCTGCTTTGGCTGCTCAAAAAGAACTAGTAAATTTATTAGATAGAGGCGGTAAATTTATGGCTGATTCTTTAACTTCAGTAACTTTTTTGCAACAAAGATTAGGGTTATCTTCCGATACTGCCGCTAAATTTGTTTCTAAGTTTGAAATGTTCGGTAAAAGCTCAGAAGCCGGTTTAGATAATATCTTAGCAATGAATAATTCAATGATCAATGCTGGGCAGAGTACAGCCACGTTTGGTCAAGTTGTTAAAGGTGTTTCTGAAGCATCAGGACAAATCCAAGCATCATTTGGTTTTAGTGCCAAATCTATAGCTAGAGGGTATCTTGCGGCACGTAAATTAGGGTTAACTTTATCTCAAACAAAAAGTGTATCTGAAAGTCTTTTAGACTTTGAAAGTTCAATCGCTGCAGAAATGGAAGCTGAATTATTCTTAGGTAGGGACATAGAGTTAGGTAAAGCTAGGACGTTAGCTATGCAAGGAGATATGGTAGGTGCTACTCAAGAAGTAATGAAGACTATGAAAGGGTTAACAAAAGAGGAAAGAAAACGTCCTTTTATTATGAAAAACCTTGCAAAACTATCAGGATTGTCAGTAGATGAACTACAAGATGCTTATGCACTGGAACACGATAGAGGTAGACAAGCACAGCAACAAATTAAAAATCAAAGGGAATTTCTTAAGAGACAGAAAGAGATTAAAGAAATGGTAGGTAAAACTGCTGAAGAAAAAGAAGAGTTAATTAAAAAGTTACAAGATGAGTTAGGAATAGCAAACGCCTCTAGAAAACAATTAGATGCTAACGTTACCGCTGGGCAAGCATTCCAAGAAGTAATAGAAAAAGCTAAAAATGCTTTGCAAAAATTTGTAGGTTCTGGAGCATTAGATAAATTAGTAGACTTACTAACAGACTTTATAGATAGAGCAGCAAAAGTAGGATTCGCACGTGCAGCTTTCGGCGGCGGTGACGCAGAAATAGCAACAGATAATGCTAACGCACTTTTAAAACAACAAAATTTATCAAAACAAGCAATAGAAAAGATTAAAGAAACTCAAGAAGTAGCATCACAAGGATTCTGGTCCAAAGCATGGGCATTTACTAAAGGAGCAGCTTTTGGTGGCCCAACAGGTGTACTAATGGGTTCAATAAATGTAGCCAGAAAAAATGCTCAGATAAAAGGAGCTCAAACTGATCTCAAAACCCAAGCAGATGGACTTCCTAAAGAAGCAAAAGTTGAAGATTTTACTCTTAGGCCATTAGGAAAAGATACAATTACCATGGCAGGAGGTACAAAACTAGGAGGTAATGTAGAAAAACTATTACAGGAGTTGATAAAGGTTGTAAAAGAGGGAGGAGATGTTTACTTAGATGGAGGAAAAGTAGGATCAGCATTAGCTTTAGGGGCTAGACTTACTAATTAGTCCTATTTATATTATATAACAAACTTTAATAAATTATAAACATGTCATTATTAAACAAAGTAAAAGAATCAGTACTGAGCCTGAAAGGTCAAACACCTAGTAAAAGAGAAGGTGCTAAAATTACATCTACTCTACATGCTAATTCATCAATAACAGACAATCCAGATATTCTGGCACAACAGTCTAAATTGAGTTTAAAAGGTCTTAAACCGAGTAATAACTACTTAGACAATTTACCTGAAAAAGGTATACGTACTAGAGCTGTAGACGGAACTGGTAACAATTAGAAATTAATACTTAAATTTTAAAGCATGCCTTTAATAGATTTAAATACTAATCTTAAGTCTTTGACTTATGGTGAGTTTGGAAGTACTGAACCTTTAGTAATAAAGGATATAAATGCTAATCCAAGCCCTAATGGTATAGCCTTGGAAGGATCTAAAAGGGTAGATGATTTAAAAAGAATAAGTAAATTACTAACACAAACTCCAGCAGCATTAAAATTTGCTTCTAACCAAGCAGCATTAGGTCTCATAGAAAAAGGTATTCAAAACCCTGACGCTAGCTTTGGAAAAAAACTCTTAGGAGGAGTTGTAGGTACAGCTACTAAGTTAGCTTCTACTTTAGCACAAGTACCTATATCTGGAACTGGTCTACATTTTGTAGAGGGTTTTGCAGGTAAAAGAGGGTACATAACAGGGGTTAGAGGACATGTAGAGTATAAGAACAAAGTAGCAAATGGCCTTTACAGTGACGGTAAAAACAACATCACCTTAAAAGGTAAAATTGAAAAATCAAACGATACTACGCTAAAAGGTAAAATACTCACTACTTATGTAGATAAGTTTATTGACGATGGAGATGACGGATCAAAAGAAAGAGATTTGTACCAACCTGATACCACAGCTCCAACTATTATAGCTCCAACACCTAGAAATGAACGAGATCAGTTAAATAAGAACAAAAAAGGCTCTGAATATAAGGTAATTTATGTTTCACAAGAAAAAAGAAGTCACGCAGCATATGAACAAGCTAATTTTGGTTTTGATAAAAACAAATATCTTATTAATCTGAATAATAAACTACTAAGGGATAAAGATAGTGAAGATACTAC